ATTGCAGGAAGAAGACCGAGAGTTAAATGCTCGTTTGGATTTAGCAACAAAAAGATTGACAGAACTACAAGAAGAAATTAGAATACAGACAGTATTAATAAACGAGGCTCGAGCGCGAAAGAAAAAGTAATGCCTATAGAACAACATTTTCCAACACCGTTTTATTATAATCTACCTGAATCGGAAGATATGTTTTATGGATTCCAGGAAGAAATAGCAAATGCCATGCATAAACTTGCGGCTACCAATAGTCCTTGGTTTTGTGATGTTTTAAAAACAAGTTTTAAATATGGCGATAATGTTAACATAACAGATTTTACGCCTAAACTATCTGAATGGATTTTAAAACAGGCAACTGAGTTTACCAAAGAAAATTTTACCATAACCGAAAGTTGGTATAATATTTTTGGCCCAGGTAGTTATATGGATTATCATTGCCATCCTATGCAGGACCTGAGTGGTGTGTATTATTATCAGACCACTGGCAAAGACGGTTTACTAGTTTTTAAATCTGATAGTACGGGATTACGTAATAGTATTTTTAATATAAGTGAAATTGGTTTTGAACCAGTGCCAGGTAAACTAATATTATTTCCAGCTTTTTTAGAACATGCTGTAATGAAAAATATGACTACAAATGACCGCATAAGCGTGACATTTAATTTGAGGAGAATTTATGGCTGATATATTTTCAAATAAACACATTGAAGAAATGATGCAAAAGATGGCGCATGGCAAAGAGCCCATAGCCACTGAGATTGATCATAGTAAACCAGGTTATACCGTAACTCTGATGCGAGCATTTAACTGGTATAACTATGAAAAAGATCTAAAAACAGCTCGTGGTTATTTACGCAGCTGGATTAAAAAGCATCAGCCAGCTGATGTCAAGACATTTGATGCAGTTCCGGATTTTTATATGCGCCCAGTATTTGGTTGGCTGGCTCGTCTGGCCGAACACGGAGCTAATCTAAGTCCAAAAGACTACAAAAGGCTAACAGATACCGTAGCTGGCATGTTGTCAAATTCAGTTAAAGGACCTACAGAACCTACAGTAGATGATACACCTAAGCGACCCAGCATACAGGACGCCCTGGCAGCTAAACAATCAGAGTTCTTGGGTGAGCTCGAAGGTGAGATTGACAACTTCATACTGAATGATTGTCGCAAGACAGATTTTAATTTATTTAAATATCTGCAGGGTGCTAATAGTCCCAAGGTATTTGGAACATCAGTTAAAACTTTATTGGATCAGCGCATTAATGAGATTGCTCAGGTGCCGCATGACGAACAATTGGCCGAGGCTTATGGCTGCTTTACTGTAGCTCAGCGAGGTCGGTTAGAAAATTTCCTTCTGGAGTTGATTGAAGACGGCCAACGCTGGTCTGACTTTAAGAAAGCCAATCAGAAGGTTCGCGTTAAGAAAGCCAAGCCAGCCGGAGTGCAGGTGGCCAAGCTTCAGTATCTACGAGAGTTTGCAGATCTGGGTCTAACTTCAGTAAGTGCACCTGGCATCATAGGTGCTCAGCAGCTCTGGGTCTACAATACTCGTAATAAAAAGCTAGGCTGTTATTTGGCCACTGGCAGTGCCGGCTTCAGTGTGCGAGGCACCAGTCTACAGGGATATGATCCTGAAGCCAGTGTGCAAAGGACATTGCGTAAGCCAGACGTTATTACCAAACAGGTTATGGAAGCTGGCAAAGTTCAGCTCAGAAAAATTCTCAGTGACCTTACCACCACTGAGTCTAAATTGAATGGTAGAATTAATTCTGAAACTATATTATTAAGGGTCCTATGATATTACGATTAGACATCAATGAAATACCAGACGAGTTATACAATCAGTTATTAATGGCATTTGTACAAAAAGCCATAGTAGAAGGTGTAGATGTTCCACGCGGTGCCACCGTAGAAGACTGGAACCTCACAGCTGAATTAAGCATACCAAACATACATTAGTAATAAATATAGTACGAGCCAAAAGCTCATTCATAAACTACGCCCACAAGGCAGGACACCATGGAAGATAACCAACCCGAGACCACGGCTGAGTTAGCTCATCTAGCTGCTGTCATGGCTCTGGAACCTAAAAAGCATCCAGAACCAACAACATCTGAAGCTACCCGACGCTGGATCGATACATTTAGCGATTGTGCTTAAACTAGAAATACCAGCCATTCTAAAACGTAAACCCACTACTGGGAATACCGTTCGAACCACGTATAAAATACCTAAAAAAAGCTTGACTCGACGCAAAAAATAATATATACTGTAGTAAATAAATTAGGAATCGTTATGATAATTGTTGATTTTAACCAGACTGCCATAAGCACTTTAATGGCTGAGTTAGCTGGTCGAACCGACGTAGAGATTCGCAAGGATCTGATTCGTCATATGATCATTAATGCACTGCGCAGTTACCGAAGTAAATTTGGTGCTGAGTATGGTGAGCTGGTCATTGCCTGTGATAATCGTAAATACTGGCGCAAAGATAAATTTCCCTATTATAAAGCCAGCCGTAAAAAGGCTCGTCAAGACAGTGGTTTTGACTGGAAGTTAATCTTTGATACCCTGAGTGAAATCCGAGCCGAACTCAATCAGTTCTTTCCCTATGCGGTCATAGATGTCGAAGGTGCCGAAGCCGACGATGTCATAGCCATACTAAGCGAATGGACCCAGACCAATGACCATAAATCTGCCGATGGTTTGTTTGGCGAACCAGAACCGCAACCCGTGCTTATTCTAAGTGGTGATCATGACTTTATACAGCTACAAAAATTCAAGAATGTGTCTCAGTACAGCCCTATCCATAAAAAATGGATCAAGCCTGAACAGAGCATCAATAACTATCTCATGGAGCATATCATCAAAGGCGACAAAGGAGATGGAATCCCTAATATTCTTTCAGCCGATGATACATTTACCACCGAGACGCGCCAGAAGCCCGTTACTAGTAAGAAACTAGAAGCCTGGCAGGCCATTAATATCGATGAGTTTCATACCCAGGTTGATGAAGAGACGGCTCGTAACTTCCAGCGTAATAGATACCTCATAGATTTTTCATATATACCTGATACCGTGCGTCATAACATTCTGGATGCCTGGATCAATGGTCCTAAGAAGGATCGCAGTCAGTTATTGAATTACTTTATTGAACACCGCATGAAAAACTTAATAGATCATCTAGGAGACTTTTGATGAAATTATCCGTACCAGAAATACTAGAGCAGGTAGTTGCTGCTCCTGACAAAGCTCAAAAAATTGCTGTATTAAAACAATACAGCAATCCCACACTCAAAGACATACTTAGATTAAATTTTGATCCTAATGTAGTCATTGACCTTCCAGCTGGAGCAGCTCCATACAAGGCAGAGCGTGATATCCCAGTTGAACTGGGTCAGAGTAATCTTTACAACGAGTCTCGCAGATTATATCTGTTCGAAGTTGGTCATCCAAAACGACCAGCTGGCCTTAAAAAACTACAACAGGAAAATCTCTGGATTCAGATTCTGGAAGGCATTCATCATACCGAAGCTGACATGCTTAACCTGGTCAAGGATAAAAAATTAGCTACAGCCTACAAAGGTCTGACCGAGGCTCTGGTGCGTGATGCATTCCCTGGACTGCTCACAGAAAAAGTGTCTAAAAAATAGACACCGTAGCCTGGTAAAAAACACTTAATATTCCATGCTACCAAACTTGTGTGGAAGGAATGCCAGACAAACCCCGTAGCCTGGTAAAAAACACGTAATATTCCAAGCAAAAGTGCTTATGAATCAAAGAGTTAGAAGCTTGACATTCTAGCCGTTTTATTATATAATATTGTTTTAAGTGAGGTATTGTTATGAGTATGCATCTATTTAAGGAGAAAACATGAAGAAGTTATTAGTAGCACTAACACTCGCAGCAGCTTCGACCAGTGCTTTTGCACACAACGGTTGGGGTCATGGCGGTTATTACAACGGTGGTTATCATGGCGGTTATGGTCATGGTGGCTATTACAACAATAACTATAACTATGTTATGCCATTGTTAATTGGTGGCGTCATAGGTTATGAATTAGGTCAGCCACGTTATGGTTCATCAGTGACTACCAATGTATATCCAAGCACACCAATTTATCAGAATTGTACGGCTTGGGTTGAAACCATTGACCAGTACGGCAACCATACCCGAACACGTACCTGTTATTAAAAGCTTGACAGCCCAGTGCTGTTCATATATAATGATGTTTTTAGTGAGGTATTGTTATGAGTATGCATCTATTGCCGCCCATGTATAGTACTACGGGCAAGAAAA